CATCATCGACGCTGTAAGCCCCTGCAAAATCGGGGTAAGTGCAGGCATCATCATATCCGACACCATCTGGCTCACCGCCATGTTTCGGATTGATGCTTTGATCCCTTCCTCGTACTTCTCGACGAAAGCCGCACCTGCATCGGCGGCTGAGTTATTGTCGATAGCATCAAGGACAGCACTCTGTAAGGTATCAGCCGAAACCCCTGTAATGGCCATAATCAGCTGAGCCTGATACGCTTCGGTCAGCTCAGCTATATCGCCTACCTGCGCCACGCTATACTCAAGCAGGACGGCCGCGGTATCGAGATCCCGCAGCAACTGGGGGTTTGCATACTGCTGCATGGACTGACCAGCCTGGTCGAGGACGCCGAGTGCTTCCTGTAGTTCCTGGAGCTCTTTCTCGCCGCGGTCATCAAAAAGGCGCACGCCAGGCGCAAATTTGATTCCAGGATAACCAGGATCAGGATAATTTTTTAATACGTCATAATCGTATCCTGTTGCCCGTAGAAGCATCTGTGACTCAGTACCGCCAGACAATGCCGACTGCACCATATTATCGTATATCTGGCGGCGCATATTGTCCCGGTTAGCCCTATCCTGCTCCTCATCGGAACCACCACCAAACAGCGAACTCGCAAGCCCTACCACACCACCAACCACAGCCCCAATCGGGCCGGCAGCAGACAATCCGGCCAAAGCCAACGATGCCGTTGACGACAAGGCATCGCCGATGCTGCCACCAATGGCCTGTCCGATACCCGAAACCGCCAGTCCGACCCCTTTATAGAGCCCGGTATAGTTTTTACCCGCCTCCAGCGACTGATTTGCGGGCGAAAAGTATTCCGCAAGAGACTCGTAGCTCTGAGCGAAACTATCCCATCCGCGGATAGATATACCGGAATCTTCAAGCTGATACCCGAGTTCATAAATGGCCGACGTGGTACCCTCTACCTTCTTGCCGTACTGCTCATCCCGAAACGCAATTGAGGCAGCCGTTTCCGGCATACCGAACATCCCGGCACGGTTATCAAGCAGCGAATCAAGCGACGCCGAAACACCGCTGAGATCGCGCCCAAAAAGTTCAGTCCGCTCAAGCAACTGATCCATCTGCAGGTTTACGTCATCCTGCAAAATGTGTCCAAGCTCCTCGAACTGGCGACCAATGGCAAAAAGCTCTTGGTTGAACATAAGAGCCGCAACTGCAGCCTCGGCGGCCTCCTCCTGTGTGCGGCTCCACCACCGATCAAAAGCCGTTTCCACTTCCGAGCGTCCGGATCCTCCACCAGCTACGCCGGAAGTCCCTCCTCCACCGCCATTAAAACCGGGAGCGTCACCGCCCGGAGGTGCTCCAGCGACAGACGATCCTTTTTTAAGGCGATTGATCGCATCGAGCACAGATGAGCCTCCGGCATTTGCCGCAGTCGATCGCTTCCTCTCCTCATTTGCTATTGTATTATTATACTGCTCAAGCGCCGCAGGGATTGACCCGAATGGGTTCAAAAAACCACCATGAGCTCCGAAAGCTGCTGCAGCATTCCCCAACCCGCTCACCGACGGGCTACCGATCTGCTGCCACATCCACGACAACTGAGCACCAGACCACCGAGCCGCCTCACCGATAGACACAATTGCCGTCGTCACGCTCGATCCGGATCGCTGAGACCCATCCGCCGCATCCTCAAACGCATCCGTCAACTCAACAAAAAAATCACGGACCAGAACCAGCGACTCACGATACATCTCACTCTCGATAATCGCCCCACCAATTGCCCTTTGAGCCTTTCCGAACGCCTCACTCGTCTGCTTGCCAAGAAAATCAGCGCTCTCAGCCATCTCGCCAAACGCCTTATCCGCTGCCCCGGCATTCTGACTCATTGATGCCAGATCTCCCGAAAACTTCTCGGCAGCAACAGATGTGAGCGGCAAAACCGCCCGCAGCGCCTCTTCGCGCTGCACAAGCTTGTTAACGGAAATACCCGTCCCCTCCGACGCCTTCTGCACGAGCGCCATCGCGCCCGCAAGGCCGCCACCCGTTTCGATCAGATTTTCAGACTCAACGCCTACCGCAGCAAGCGCAGCAACAAGCGCATCGCTCGGTTTCGACATTTCCAGTATTGCCGCAGATATCGCCGTTGACGCCATCGCTGTATTCTGGCCGTTTGCCGTCAAGGTTGACAGCGCAGCGCCAACCTCATCAAGCGACACATCAAGCGGGCCAGCCGTCGCAATCAGCGCGCCCATGCTGGAGCCAAGCTCCGTCATGGTCGTTTTACCATTGCGAACAATAGTAAACAGATCGTCCGACACATCCGCCGCGTCCTCGGCAGGGCGCCGATAAGCATTGAGCGTCGTCGTCAGCAAATCAGCCGTAACCGAAACCTCCGCAACTCCGGCCACAGCAAGCCGGGCAGACGTATTGAGTACGTCGAGCGACTTTGCCGCATCACCAAAACCGGCAGACACGATGTCGTATCGAGCCTTCGTCAGCGTCCCGACAGCCTGGCCACTCGCAACAGCAAGCGTACCAAGCTCCTTCGACATCTGCCTGATCTCATTTTTCGAGAGACCGCCCATGAGCGTACCAATCTCGCGTACGCCCTTCTCCAGCTTTACCGCTTCGTCAGCCGCACTCCGCAACGCCGCACCAAGCCCAACCACCGCGCTGGCTGCAGCCGTCGCCAGAGCCGCCGTCGCCATCCTCCCGACTGCGTCGAACGAGCGGTTGACCCGAACAGCCGCCGCATCAACGCGGTCAAGGTCACGGGCAAACCCCTGTACCGGCAACCCGGAGGTGCTGCCTTCGAACAGCACGTCTACTCTCAACTGGTCAACGCTCATCGGTTTCGTATTTCCTCTTGTTCCTCATGCTCAATTTCAGCCAGCGCCATCCGGAATGTCAAGTCCTCATAAGAGAACCCATCCAAAATCTCAGCAATCGGCCTCCCGTATTTGTCAGCCAACTGCACGACAAACCTTATCCACGGGTGGCGGCTCAGGAGTTTTTTGCTTCTTCGGGAGTGGTAAACGAGTTCATCTGCCTTGCAAGGTCATCAAATGTGTCTCCGACGTTCCAGTGTTTCATACTCTCAAAATCCTCAGGACGAAACATTTTTGTACCATCTTCATTGAGCGCATTGACACAGACATATGCGGCACTCAGCGCGCTCTGGGAATCGCCCGGCTCGACAAGCTTTAATGCAAGCGTTTTAGCATGTGGAGCGAACGGCTTGAAATATACCTTGCGGCCACCGAAGCCAGCAACAGAAACCTCGCGGCGTCCCTGTTTTGCAATAAAATCCGCGATCTCAGTAAACGCGGGCGAATGGATAGAATCAGCCATAGCAAACCTTTGAATTATACATTATTAAATACCCGTTAAAAACCTGCTGAAACTCAGCTTTCGACGCCTTCTGTCGGGGTCGCAGACCACACAAGCTTAAGACTTCCTTTTCGCGTCTTGCTTGTATTTCCGGTCGATCCAAGATTCGGGATCGCGACGACATAAACCGAACCCGAGAACTTCTTGGCGCCGGTCGATTTGCCGTTCGGGTAAAACGCCACCGAAGCAACAGCGGCTTTCGATGCTTTTGCCGTTGCAAGAGCAACCTGACCGGTTGTATCGGTGTCGTCTATCTCTATTTCGCCCTCGATATATACAGCATCACGGGGCGAATCGAGACCCAGCACAGCAGACCGTCCGTCGGTCAGCTCTTCGCTGAGGATTACGACGTTGTCCGCATTTTTCTGCACAAGAGAAACGACACCCTTGAGCTTGTTCGTCGAGATGTACAACTCGGCGAGATTGGTTGTAATAGCAGCCATAACCATCCTGTGTTTTTACAGTTAAAAGAAAAAAACTCACTCTTCCGGCAACCGCCACCCAATTGCCGTCATCGCCTCAGCCGCCCACCTGTAACAAGGGTACGTCTTGCCGTCGTGTGGGCAAACCAGTTGCACCATTGCTTCCGGCGCCTTTTCGGGCGCTGGCACATCAACAAGTACCTTATCATCCACGCCATCAGATTGCTGTTTCGGCATCCCCATCCTCCACTTTGTAGGCCACGTCATACGTGACCAGGGTTTTTGTGTACTCAACAATCCCTCCTGTTTCGAAACTGCTCGATACCGGCCCAACACCGAGGCCTCGGGCCGTACCGCCGAACAGTCGATTACCGTCGATATCACCATACAGGGCAGCCTCAACCTCTGTCATTACCGCAGAGGTCTCCGCCGTATGATCCCCAAGCGTGCAAATCATCACCTGTAATGCCGCAACTCGCATCGATGCCCCGATACTATCTCCATCCTGATAAGGACGCTCCCCGCCAATCCTCACCACCAACTCCGGCATCGCTACAGGATCCAGCAACGGGATACTCCCACGCCGGACATTTACGCCCGTCGTCGGCAGCCCATCGAGCAGCGAAAGCACGCGACGAAGAATCTGCTCGCGGACGTGATCAGACTCCGGCACCGCAGCAGCATCATCCAGCACACCGACCCGGTCACCAAAACTCACCGTCACGCCGTACTGCCACACACCCAGATCCTCGTCCACAAAAGTATCCGAAGCAAAAACCGCACCCGAAACGCAACCCTCAGGCACAAAGCCCTGCATACGCTCGATCACAGCGTCAAGTATGCCATAGCCGCCAAGATGCCTGCCGCTCGCAGCGAGAGACTCCGTAACCGCAATCAGTTCAAACGTCAGCGACCGATCCTGCCGCTCACGAAGCAATTTTCCATACTTCGACCCAACGTAACGGACGATCACCGCTCCACCATTTGCGGCAAGCATCTTGAGCTTTGTCATGTCCGGCTTGTCCGGGAAGCTCTCAACCTTGCACCCGAGAGCGGGCATATTTTCCGCCGTGAGATCGGCGTTTAACCGCAATTTAATAGCGGTCTCGATTGCTGATATTGTCATATCCCCAACTCCGTTTTACCAATTCATCCCGGGAAACGTCCGACCAACCCAGTCGGCCAGATCAACATACCACTCCTGCCCAATGAGAGGAAGCACAATCCACTGCCAGGCGGGCGTAAATACATGCCACATCCCTACGGACAGCAGCCAATCCAGAAACGACAACAAATCACTCATCAGCTCAACGTGTAATATGTATTTATCTTGCGTATCGTTGCCACAAACGGGCACCGTGCACCATACTGCTCCATCTGCGATATCAGCACCTCCGAACCCGTAAACACTACTCGCCGCCCGCCGTCAATCTCTATCTGCAAGGTCAAACACCGGTCCGTCTTATGCTTGCCTTTCGCCACACGGAATCCCAACACAGTCAGCTCACGGTTCAGCACCTCGTCAATCCTGATTTTATCGCCGTCCAAAACACGAGGAGCGTCAGCAAAATCCGAAAAGCGCTCCATCGTCACAGACCAAGTCTTTCCTTAATCTCGCTCTTGACCGACTCCACACCCGCATTATACCCGGCGAATACCTCCGCATACGAGTTTGCCGGCACGTTTCCTCCAGCAACAATCGCATCAACCTGAGCAATCACGCCAGCAAGCGTCTTGCGCAGAATGCCGACCTCTTCGCTCATAGCGTGTCTCGCCGCAACGATTTCCGAAACCGACGAGAAGTAAAGCCCCAATGGAGGTAAAGCAGCATGCACATCAAGATCTAGCAGCACGTAATCGAACCGGTACGACTGATCGTCACTATCCGGATCTGGAGGGACGACCTTATACCGAAAATGTAGTTTATCACCGACCTGCTCAATGAGAGCCGGTAAAACCGAACTATACCCGACGCCTACAGCCATATACCCTCACAAGATTATGTGTATCCGCCCACGATAACCATCCATTATATGCCGGGATGGAGTTTGTACGCCCAGCGTTTACGCTATTAACAAACCGCTTCACGATAGATTTTCGAACAAGAGTGAATTTCCCAAAAAACCTATAACCCAAAAAATCAACACCTCGAGCATCAACCGGGAAAACCTGCCAATTACTTTTCATTTTTAGCCGCAATTGATCGCGCAAATACATATCAATTCCTACTCTTAACGTATGAAGAGCCGCTTTATCTGCGCCAAGAATTACCATATCATCGCAATACCGGAAATAATACTTAACCCCGAGAGACTCCTTTATCCAATGATCCAAGCCAGACAGGTAGAGGTTTCCAAAATACTGACTCGTATAATTTCCGATAGGCACTCCTGGAGCACTATCAACAATCTCATCAAGCAACCACAATAAATCGCGATCTTTAATCTTCATTCGCAGCACACCTTTGAGGACTTGATGATCAATCGACTGATAAAATTTCCTCACATCCATTTTCAAACAATACCGCGTAGCATCCTCATCCTCCAGCGCCTCACGAACCCGCTTAACTCCGTCGTGTACCCCTCTCCCGGGTATAGCCGCATAAGAATCCCTGATAAGCGATCGAATCCAAACCGGCTCCATAACCTGGACAATCGCGTGATGAATGATTCTGTCAGGGAAATAAGGCAGTTTCCAAATTTTCCGCTCTTTCTGACCATCAGAAACTATCATCACCTCATAAGCCGAGTTTCGATAAGACTTTGTCACAAGCATATCTCGAACCCTCGCCAAATACCTTTCCCGATCACCCTCAACCATCTTCACTTCTTGATAATGCGACTTTCCCTTCCGCGCTTTATCGTGAGCCCTCTCGATGTTTTCCAAAGAACAAACCTCAGCCCAAACCTTACCAACCCTTTTCATACTTCCTGCTGCCCCCGGAACCTTCGATTATTCTACCAGTACCATCATCGGGGCCTTTGTTGTTTTTTGCCAAGAGGCACGGTCTCTGCAGCCAAATCCAGAAGCCTGCCTGAGAACCGATATTCGTATTCGAATTCGAAGCCGTGTTATTCGAATTCCACGCGCCCGCGCCTGCCGTAGTTCCGTTATTCGAATTGCTACCGACCAGAGCGCCGCGCAACCGGCCACCTCACCACAGAAACCAAAGAACAAAAATTGCCACGCGATCCGAGTTACGATTTCTGGAAGCCCGCCCGAGAACCGATATGCGTACTCGAATGCGAAGCCGCGTACGCCGAAGTCCACGCGCCCGCGCCCGCCGCAGTACCGTTATACGAAGTGCTACCGACCAGAGCGCCGCGCAACGCCCCCGTTATGGCCACATAAAAATTGTCACCCAGAAACTTTGTACTATCACCGGTTGCTGCCGCGGAATGCAGCGGTTGTCCCGGAACAGGAGTGCCTTTATAACCACTCGTCCCGGGGAGAACGATGTCAGAGCCGGCAAGGGTTTTTAGTACCTCATATCCAGTCAGGCTCGATACACTGTAAGGTGGCGAGCTTTTGACATAAAGCTTGACCGACCCGGCATTTGCCGCATCGACCAGCACATCCGGCAATGATTGCCAGACGTTTCCATAACTATTTTCCACCCACATAACCCGAGATCCCGCAGCTAAAAACCCTGTCGCAACTTGCACAGCATAGCCTCTCTGCGCATTCATCAGCCCGCATCGTCCGATATAGCCTGTGTTTGTATCGTCGATGTCTCGCTTCCAAACGCCTCCTGTTAACCCGGTACGTCCAGTGCCACAGAAGGATTGGCTATTCATCGACCCGAAGGCTATCATTGCAAGTAACGTCCGCCACGCCCACCAGTGGTATTTCTCAGTCGTCCACCCCGCCCCTCGATCGGCGGCAAGCAGGCGCACTGCCTCAGCCGTCATCGACGAACGGCCCCACTCGTCTGAAGTCCGCGACGTAAGCGGCCAGACTGGTGAGCTTCCATCTCTCGGATCGAGACAAATCGAAGACAGTTTCGTGTCTCCAGGGACAGCTGACGCCTCATATATCCCGGAGTAAAAAGGAGTTTCATCGTCCGGGAACGCCGGATCGAGATCGTAACCAGATCGATACCGGGGCGACACCGCGAAGACGACGTAATCCCCGATGTCTGCATGGCGAATAAAACCTGCAGAGTGCCTTACCATCAACTGGCCAGTCGCACCCGTAAGCGCGACTGGTGTTCCATCGATGTGCCTCGTCAGATCGAGTTTGCTTATCTCCTTATACTCGACGCCAGCATCAGTAAGTACCACCGGCGAGCACCGCTCAAGCAGCGATGATGCATCGTCGCCGATATAGCTTCCCGTCGAAACTGTACTCTTATTGCCTATACGAACGATTGCGCCTGTTGTCTTGTGTACCGCGAGACCGATAGTCTCGCGCATATCGAGATCTGAGACGGCCTCTTCGAGCACATCCGCACGGCCCTGCAATCCGGCGATATCAAGAGATATTTTTCTGTCTGGCCACGGCATAATCAAAACACGTTTAAGGTTGCAGTAACCTCAGCTCCATCCCCATCCGCAGGCGCCTCAGCATAAACCCAGATCACCGCCGCCGGCATAATAACCGGCCAGTACATCACCGTACCTATCCCGCCCTCGTGCTCGCACAACACTCCGCCACCATCCACAGCCCCCTCATCATCCGTAGAAGCCGAAGCACGGTAATACAGCACAACAGGCTCTGCAGAGATAACCTGCAACCCAAAATCCCCAGACGCGCCCAGGTCGCCCAGGTTAATCCTGTACCCATCACTGGTCTGGCCAGCATCAAGCTCAAGGCCCACAAATACCCTCTCCGTAACCATTACGCCCCCTTCGTCTTTGCAATCGCATCAGTCAGCCCCTTGCGAGCAGTGTCATCAATGCCCCGAATAAGCTGTGTCTCTGTATCCGTCAACTCCCGACCCTCAGACTGAGCCTGGCGGATGATTTTCGTGACCTTCGAAATCATACCTACAACACGCCCCGATAAGGCGATCAGCGCCATCAGGATCTCTATACCTTGCGTTATACTCATCACAGCGACACCCCTTTTGCTTTTAAGAATTGCATCAAAACATCGATCGAACTCAAAGCCGCAGCGAGTTGCTCATCAGCACTGGAGGGGTTTGCCGCTTTTACCGCATACGCCTGATCGAGCGCAACACGCACCGCGTCAGTCCCCAGCAGCACATACTCCGCCGCGTCCACACCAATCGCACCCGTCTCCAAGGCCGACTGAGCCGCCGTCCTGATAGCCGCATTTGTCGCCAGTCCGTACGCATACGCGTCATCGAAAGACTTCGGCTTCACAATCCCCAGCGAGCTGCACCCGGCAACCAAGGTCACAACCAGCACAAAAAACCACCTTTTCATAGCACAACAGTTTAGTTTAATCAAGCCACTCCATACGCCCCCTCAAACATTCGCCGTTCTTTCGCCCGGCGAGACACCAGCCCACCCATAACCTTTCCGGCGCCGTAAGCCCACTTCGGGAACTCCATAGCCGCACCGGCATAATCGCCGGCATTGATTTTGCGAAGCATCGTCGAAGGCTTGCCGCTCTTGAGCGTCACAAACCCATCTTTAACCCCCTTCGCTCCCGGCCCGACGTTGAACACAAAATGGACACACGCATCAAACTCACCCTGCGTCATCGGCACCGCCACAGCGTGACGGACAATCCGCTCAGCGGCCATAATATCCTGCGTCAAATACTGCTCCGCCTGAGCGAGCGATATCCTCATCCCTCGCCGAACGCCACCCGTATGCCCGTACCCGATCGTCCAGGGTTTACCACCGGTCGCCGGGTCAGGATAAGCAGTCAAAGACAAATCCTCGGTCAACTTCAGAGACTGCCTGCACCTGGCCGACACCCTCAACCCCGAAACCGCAACCCTCGCATTCAATATCTCCCCGTCGCCACTCATCGAATTATCTCCTCGTTATAGCGTTAAACGGGCGTTTAGCAGCCAAAAACACCCCTCCAGACGTCCCGATCTGCCACTTGCCCGATCAGCGCTCTTAAAACGCCTCTTTTTACACATCAAGCAACTCACCCATAAACCCCTGACCAAACCGCTGTGGCGTCTCCGGCACTTGAGGCCCCTGGGCAGCCGCAACCGCATCATCAGCCTCGTCAACGCCAAGCAAAAACGTACGAGCGTTTATCCGCTTGAGCTGCTCCTGCACAGCCTTATGCTTCGCCGTAATCGAATCAGGCACCGAGTCCGGCATACGCCGGTGGTACAGGTAAATCACCGTCAACTGAGCCGTCAGGCTTTTTACCCCGTCCGGCACCGGATCAAAAGGCAGGGTGTACTGGCCCGCGCAGTACAAATGCAACTCCTGCACAGCAACCTCACAAGCCGAATCCAAAGCCGCAAGAGCGGAGGCATCCATCTCGCCGCTGCCCGCATCGTCGCACAGCTCAACAATCTTCCGGAGGGGCAGCAACCCCTCCAGATATGTTTGATCGATGTACTGCATCAGGTCAGACGAATACCTTCAAGCCTTGCAACACAGCGTTTCGAAAGCACTCCGAGATCCATCTGCAGCTGAGGCATAACCGAGTAGAAGTTGTCAGACTTCTCCATCGGGTAAACCTTCATTCCAACCGGGGTCGTCATTGCCGTCAGATTCGCCTTTTCACTGCTTCGGAACGCAAAAACGCTCGTACAGTCCGTCGAGGTAGTAACCGTTTCCGAGTACGGGATAATTCGCGACCCGTCGTACTTTCGCCCTGTAGGCACAATCGGAATACCACGGAAATTTCCGATCGTCGCCCCCCACTCGTTAAGCGATATCGAACACTGCTCCTTTGCGATTGTAGAAAGTCTGGTAAGCAGACGCTGATCCATCATAATGACGTTCGGTCCACCGTCAACCGCATCACACAGCTCTTCGATCTTCTCGACAAACTTCTGCTGCGCGGTTTTGGCCGTGTTATCATTGCCAAGAACAACCTGCATACCAGCAGCCCCCGAAGAAATTACCCTGGTCGTATCGCCTGCCGTAACCAGATCTGCAATCAGTTTTCGGATACCATTAAACTGCTCGGCGTCCGTTGTCGCGTTATCGTTCAGCAGCTTGCTCATCAAGTCCCGCCCGGCATTCTCGGCCCAATTTTTCAGCTTCACGCGGAACTCGCTCGGCACATCTCCGCCACGCTCTTCGTACGCAACATCAAGCTTGATCGTTTTACCGATAATCTTCAGCGCAAAAGTGCCATAAACAGGAGCAACCGTCTGAGCACCAAACCCCTCGCCGATCGATCGGTTACCGAAAGTTCCATCAATATCGTCGCCATACCGCTCAGTAGCGCCGGATCCGCTGTCTGAAAAGAACTGCAGATACTCAAGCGCCGGGCAGTGCTTGCGCAGCTCAGTGAGCACCATCTGGGTGAGCTCGTCACCCTGGGAAGCCTGAAATAAAAGCATAATTCAACCCTCGTTGTTTTGTTGTCAAATAAATTCAAGCCGGGGGGAACATCGGGCAATTGCACTCCCTCCGCCCGGCACCTCTCTCGTGTGTTGTTGTATTTCCTATTTCCCCCTTACCGCATCAAACTGCGCTTTCAGCTGCGCCGCGGCTTTTTCATCAACCGATACCGCCTCCGCTCCCGGTCCACCGCCGCCAGCAACGTCACGCTCAAAGCTCACCGCTTTCGGCATACCGGCAATAAGGTCACAGCCAAGCTCAAACGCACTCTTGCTCACCTGCGCACCGCCAGCCTCAAACGTCGCCGGAGCCTCTACCTGCTGCAAAGCAGTCAGGAGAGCCACAACCTGAGACCTGATCTTATCCGTCACCTGCTCCGGATGGTCAGCACAGAACTGCACCACCGCAGCCTTGCGCGACGCCACCAATTCATCCGCAGCCTTCTGCAGCTGCTCCGCCTCGAACGCCTGGAGCCGCTCGAACTCCCTCTTCTGCTCGTCAGTCATATCATCAGATTCAAAGGTTGATAATACGGGCTCCGCCGCAGCCGGTTCGTCGGCAGGCAAATCCCTTTTAAGAAAATCCATCACGTAGGCCGGTAGAAACTTATCCGCAGCCTCAAGGCCGTCAGCCTCGATCTTCTGCTCCCGCATCCGCTGGAACAGGCTGGCCACGTCACTCATCCAGCTCTGCAACTGCCACTTCCAGCTCACCTCAAACGAGCTGTCAAGCCCGCCACCGAGATCCTCAGCCTCAAAGGTGACCTCCTCCACGTACACCGGAGGAATCGATTCCGACCGTTCGAACACCGGCCCCAGCCCGGAAACCGCCGTGCGAAACTGATCCGTTACTCCGATATGCACAATCTCGCCCTTCTGCCCGATGCCGATACTGACCTGATCATAACCAACATCCTTAAGACCCTGCATAAACTCCACGGCCAACTGCTTCGGAACGACCGTCAAAAAAGTCCGGCCACCCTCCTCCACAACCTCCAGCGAATCCTTATCAGCCCAGCCAAGCACCGGCAAGCCGTTTTCCGGATGACGGTAGGTATAGGGTATCTGAGCCGGGGACAGCTCTTTCGAACGCTCAAAAAGCGACCGCACCCGCTCAGCCGGCCAAACGGCCTCTTCAGGTTTATCCTTGCGGTGCACTCCGCTTGCAAAAATCCGGTGACGCTTAAACTCAGGCTTGGTCTTCACTATTTGCTCATTTAATCGTTGTTAAATCCAGCCCTGCCGGGGGAAAGCAGCAGGGGCTGGCGGCAACAAAAGAACACCTCCGGAACTCCGGAACCGTCCTCACTTAGCAAGCAACTTACCACCGCAATCCACAAAGTCCAGCGCGAACAAAATCAACGAGAACCTTTGCTGACGCCACTCCCCGGGTTTTATTCCGCTTTTGCGCCTACCTTGAAACTGTATCGCAAACCAACCATAACCCTATGCTGTTATCAGTTCCCGCATCCGACGCGACCGCATCAGTCCCGGTTTCAGAAGTAACCGACGCCGCAAACACTCTTGCCAACAACCTCGGTATTTCGACTTTGCTCTTTTTCGGACTGGTACTCGTTGTAGGGGCGCTCGTCATCTACATCAGGCAGCAAGCAAACAAAGAGCAGCGCCAGACCGAAGCCAACAACCAGACACTGCACAAGGTTATCGACACTCTCCGGGAAGACAAGGACTCCGACCGCCGCATCCTCATGAGCGTCATCGAAGACAACCGCCAGCAGATCGACATTGTCCGCCGCGTTGTAGACAGCATCAAAGCTCAGGATCAGGCCCTGCAGGTACTCCTGCAGAAAACCAGCACCATCCTGGAACATCGTTGCCACAACCTCATCAACAAGTGATTATGAGCCTCACAGACCTCCGCCTCAAGAAAAAAGGGCAGCTTGCCGAGCTGGCCGAAAAGCGCCGCACACTTGCCGAGCAGGCCGACATCCTGCTTATCGCCGTGCTCACAAAAGCCGACACCATTGCCGACGCCGCGGCCCTCGATACCGGCAAACTGCTGCAGGCCGCCACCGACCTGCACGCCACATGCCAGCAAATCAGGACCATCGACAAAGACATCAACCAGCTACACACCGAACTCTATGGGTAACGAGGCAAAAAGCAAAGCCGAGCTTTACGTCATAGCCGAGGGGATGTACGTGCAGGATCTGAAAGACCAGGAGACCTGCGCTGCTGCCGTTGGCGTCACAGCCAGAACTATCCGGACGTGGGCAAAAGAAGGCAACTGGGAAGGCAAAAGAAAAAGCCGGCTCGACCGCGACACCAAAACGCGCGAAAAAATAGCCGATCTTGTGCACGCCATGGTTGACGATGCAACCAGAGCCTACACCGACGGCGGAGCGCCAAGTCAGGCGCAGCTCTACACCATCGCCAAATTTGCCGACATCATGGGCAAAATGCAGCGGTATGAAAAAGCGGAGTCTGAAATGCCGCGCCAGCCGGACACCGAGCCCGACAAAGCCGCCGCCGCCGACCGACTCGAAGCCGCGAACGACGAAATCACAAAAACTCTCGCTCAACTCGGGCTCCTGAGATGAAAGAGCAAAAACCCTTACATCCCGGCGAGATCTCGCAGTACACCACGCTGTCGCTCGACAAGATATTCCTGCGCTTCCAGCTCGACGTCATCGAAAGCGACTACATCGCCGAGCTGATCCAGAAAGGCCGACAGGAAGGAATCAGCTGGGCTCTTGCCTACAAAGCCAAGCGCATCACCGGCGACGAAGGGCGCGAAGACACCTTTGTCGCCACGAAAACCAAGCTGCTCGCAAAGCAGTTTGTCCAGGACGCCGCCGCATGGGCAAAACTGTTCCGCCTCATCAAAAGCACCGCCGACGCAGTTTTCGAAAGCGAAGTATCAGCCGAAAACCCCGACACCGGGCAAACCGAAAAGGTCAGCACCTACGGCATCAAGTTCCCGAACCGCCGGGAAGTTGTAGCACTCTCCAGCAACGCCGACGCTATGCGCGGATGGAGAGGCTATAAAATCGCCGACGAATTCGCCCTGCACAAGCAGCAGAAAGAAGTCCTCGACTCGCTCCTGCCAAGTCGCCAGTGGAAAAAACCCTTTACAATCTGCTCCACCCATAAAGGCAAAAACAGTGAATTCAACAAGTTGATTGTTAAGTACAAAAAAGGGCTGCTCGACAAATCAACCTGGACGCTCCACACTATCCCCATCACCCGAGCAGTTGAAGACGGCATGCTCGAAAAAATCGAAGGCCGCCCCTTCAGCGCCGAAGAGCGCCGCGCATGGCTGGAGAATCTTGAGCGGGAAGAAGGAATCCGGCGATGGAATCAGGAGTACATGTGCATCCCCGAAGACGAAGAAGGGAGCTTCTTCACCTTCGACCAGATCAGCCAGTGCGAATACGACGAAGCGCTCTTCTTCCCTGAGGACGGCGTCAAAAAATTTGCCGGAGCAGGGGAGGAACTCGAAGCCCTTGCATGGTTCAAAAAAATCGCCTTTGCCTCCGACACCCTTGGCACCGGCAACTTTTACCTCGGCATGGACGTCGGCAGAAACGTCAACTACACCGTCCTTTGCCTCATTGAAGTCGTTGCCGGCATCCGTTTTGTCCGGGCCATAGCCGCGCTCGACAACTTCAGGTATCAGGCACAGCAGGACTGCGCCTCAACGTGGATCCGCACGCGCACCTTCCGCCGCTGCTGCATGGACAACCGCGGCCTCGGCAACGAAACCGGTGAGCGCCTGCAGGAACGGCACGGCACGTACGTAGTGGAGCGCATCGACGCCACAGCGAGGATCAAGGAACAGTTTGCCTATGCAGTCCTCGGCCTCATGCTCGACAAAATGCTTCGCTACCCATCGGACGATACCGTCCGCGACGATTTCCACAGCATCCAGAAAGTCGATACCGGAGCAGGCAATACACGCATAGTAGCCAGCAAAAACGAAACCGACGAAAACAGCCACGGCGACTACTACACCGCTATATCACTAGCAGTCCACGCCTGTGACAACCCCGTCCCAGACATCGCGGACTCCATCCACGTCCCCGGCACAACCGCCATAACCGGCATAGGCCACCCCGGCGAAACCTTCGACCGCCGAGCAATGACCGAATCAATGTAACCCGACACACCCATGCCCGACATCACCAAAGCGTCCATAGAACAGGACGTCGCCGTCAGGAGCTACGCCGAAAACGTCACGGCCATCAAGCTGCTCCCGCACCCGTCAAAAGTGCTCAAGCAGATCGGCAAAACCATCGACATCTTCGACATCACCAAAAAGCAGCCCGACGTAGCCGGGCCGCTCCGCCGGTACCGCGACGGCATCAAACGCCTCGACTGGGACGTAACCCACGCAACCAGCAGGGGAGAGCGCGCCGACTTCTTCCAGCAGCTCGCACGCAGCTGGAACATCAAGCACATCATCGCAGCAGCCATCACCGCCCGCGAATACGGCTTTACCCCATTCGAAATCAACTGGGCAGTGATCGACGGCAAAACCGTACCCATCAGCATCAAGCAGCGCCCCCGCAAATGGTTCAAGGCCGACGACGCCGGCCAGTGGCGGCTCATCAAAACCGACGCCCCGGACGGGATTCTTGTCGAAGAAAAATGGCCCCGTAAATTCGTCATCATCACGCACGAAGCCACCGACGAAAACCCCTACGGGGAGGGAATCCTTGACGAAATCTAC